CTAAAGCATCTCCAACATTTGTAGAATTTAAAACACCACTTTGCAAACCTGTTAATACTTGAGATGCAGTTGTAAAAGGCGCACTTGATTGATTGACTTGTTGAAGAGCATTTCCAACAGTATTTGTATTTAGTGCCCCACTTTGTAAACCACTTAGAACTTGCGCAGGGCTGGTATAAATTGGTGAACTTAAAGGGGCTGGGGCTGGGGCTGGGGCTGGTGCTGGTGCTGTTAGTGCTTGATACTGTTGCCCAATGTTATCTGAAGAAGTACCATAATAACTAGCCAAAGCACTAGACAAAGCAGGGGTCAGTCCACCAATTGACTGGACGGCAGTAGCCACCTGTTGCGGAGTTGCACCAGGGTTTGCTGCAAAATATGAACTAACTAAACCTACTTCATCTGCCATTATGGATTGATCCTCATTACACCTACCAAACTCTCAGCCCATTCTTGCCATGTGTCAAACATTCTTTGATCAGGCACATCTGAACTTACAAAGTACCCAATTCCTTGTATGCCATCTGCCCAATCACGCCAACTTTCTTCCGGTACTGTACCTAATTGATTTCCTGCAAATAATTCTGCCATTAAAGCGCACCAGTAATCCCATTCCATATTACGTGGGTCGTAAACTATCATGGATTGCCTGTGCTTCTTTCATCACCAATATCAGCACTAATTAGTACATTACCCATCTCGTAATTACCATTAAATGTATTGCTCTCAAATCTAATTCGCATTTCACGTCTTTGCTCTCGCATATCTACTTTTAAAGTGTCAGGGTTAAATACGTAAGGCCCTGTAGTTACGTCCGTATCATCGGCGTAGCCTTTACCTGTAATGTAGATATTCATATCGCCAGATTGCACAAAATCAGGCTCTATACGCTCAACTCTTATCCATTTATTATCACCCACAACTTGTTGATTGCCCGGGCCACCTGTATTCCAGCCAATACTATTGGTTTCAAAGTATGATTCAACAGCATTTACATTGGTTAAATAGATTTGATCTGACCCAATTTCATGTTCCCATAAAGTATAGCCGTCAGTGGTCATTGTTTGCGACGCCACAGCAGTTGAAAATGTATTACTTAATGAGTATGTCCCTATTCCAGCGCCTGTAATAGAGATTATGCCTGTAATGTATGTATTGCTTGCTAAAGTAGTTGCCGTCCCTTTGACAAATTGTCCTACGCCTAATGTACCACTTGCTATAGCAGTAACAGTTAGTGTTGTACTTGCAATTGAAGCAGTAAAAGTGGCGTTTGTACGAACTGTATTATCTGACCAAATAGGCTTGGTAAATACTTCTGAAAACACACCGGACGATCTAGTGGAGCCATTGGCAGTACCTGCGTCATACCACACTTTTTCACGTACATTATAGATGATAGCATCATTGCATTCAGTTGCGTCGCCTTTAGGATAAAACCACCAAATCTCACCCCAACGCGGCACTTTTGTTGCAAACACTTTTTGACGATACGCGTAGTTAATATTGTCAAAGAAATAGTTTTGATTGGTGTCATTTGGTATTTCTTGCACAACACCGTTGTATGCTAAAAACCTATCAATTCCACACCAGTAATAAATACCATCATACTCAATGATTGATTGTGAAGACATGATAGACGTTTGCGATGAAATAATGTCATAACGCCAATAAATAGTTGAAGACCCCACGGTTTGTGGAGAATAGGTAACCCTTGTCAATTGGTCTAATGACCAAAATAATCCAGCAGGTGAAGTAGTTCCACCTCTAAGCGCCATGCCTTTAACTATTTTTGTAGCTGAAACGTTTGTTGTATTTGCATCAGCTGCTACCCAGTTATTAGTATTGCCTGCTGAATTGTTTTGAATCAATCCATTATTGCCATACACAAACAAATAAGGGTAGATCATGCAACATCCACCAGATACGGAAATGTTGTTATCAAATGTAACTGTAATGCTTGACCCAGTAGACATACTAGCAGAAACTGTAACCGTGGTTTGCGGTGAAGGGCTTGTAACAACAACAACAGCTGTTACTGTTGTGCCTGCAGTAATGCCTGTACCTGATATTGTTTGACCTACACCAATTAAGTAATTAGTAGATGAAATTGTAATTGTTGTGCCTGATAAATTTCCTACTGCAGTAAATACACCAACTTTGCTCATAGAGCCATATGGAAACGCGCCTCTTAAAACCGCAGTGTTAGCCGTGCTATCAATATTTACAATGTTTTGACCGGGATGTCCATATAATGTTAAAGCGCCTGAGCCGTAGGCGTCATACGCAATGTCAAATTGCCAAAGGTTATTAACATTAAAAGAAAAGTCAGATGATAAAGTAATAGGCACAGGCCCTGAACCTGTTCCAGAAGTTGTAGATGTTTGCCACCCATACAGGCCATTGTTAGTACCTGCATACAAGTAGTTAGTACCTGTGGATGATTGCATAATCATACCACGTGCAATTCCAGGTGAATTTAAAAAGATGCCGTTATACCCACCAATTTTACGAGGCCTGCCACGCTGAAATCTTACCCATTGCCCATCCACGTATTTAGGTGAGTCAAATAAAGTACCATCTCGCTGAATGCCACCTTGTATACCGCGTAATGATATAACTTTAGATGTCAAAATACACCCCCTTGCACGCCGCTAGGAAAGTATGCTTGTGAAGAATTTATTTGCGCCATAGAAACTCCTGCAGCAGATATGCCAAACGTACCACTTGTAGGTAAATACAAACCTGTAGTAGAGTCGCCTACAAAGTACAATGAAGGCGTACTTGCTGCGCCATTACCTAAAATCAAGTTTGTAAATGTATTACTTGCGCCTGAAGCTGCGTTAAAGACATTGGTGCCATCACAAGCAAGTACAAGCGAGCTATTTGACGCCATTGTAACAACAGCGCCACCACCAACTGATGTTTTTACAGTAAATGAATACGACCCATTAGTGCAAAGATTAGTAATAAAGTATAGTTGCACGGTTTGAGGCACAACAATAATTTGGTTACTACCTAATGTACCTGTGTATTCTTGAATTTGATTAGCAGCTTGAGCAGATGTTAAAGTAAGTGTGCCGCCTGTAACGCCTAATGACAACAAAGTGTAAGCAAAAGTATTTGACCTGCCATAGGCAAATGTATTCCAACCTGATCCTGTGGATACAAACTGCGCAGACTCTGTTAATTGCAATTGCTTATTGGCGTTGCCATCAATCAAATCAGAGCCTGATGTTGCAATAGTTAAAATGCCACTGCCATTGTTTCTTATATTAATGAACCAGTTTGCGCCTACAGAACTTGCCGATGGCAGTGTAAGTGTACCTACACCTGACGTCCACAATGCAAAAGTGGCTCTAGCAGATGATGCTATTGTTGCGTTAGAGTAATACGCAACTGGTGTATACGATTGATTTAACGTGGCGCCAATAGCAGTTAAACCTGCGCCTGCCAATGTTCCTGCATTAGCAGCACTGGTGCCTGCGCCAAACGTAACAGTTGTCCATGAGCCTGAGTCTGTTGTGTTGTCTGTTAAATAAATGTATTGCGCAATTCCAGATGCAATACTTACAATTGTTACGCCTGTGGCAGTCTTTACTGTAAAAGTGTTTGAGCCATTATTGCGAATAATAACAGCTTGCCCTACCGAGACTTGCTGCGCCGAAGGCATAAGCAAACTTAAGCTTGCTACAGTAGCGGTAACATCAATAATGTTTGCCGCCACATTAGTTGTATTGCCATTGACAGGCCATTGCAAATAGGTATCTACTGAAATAGATAAGTATTCATACGCTACTTGTGAGGGCGATACAGTTTGACCTGTAAAAGGGTTTGTGTATGTTGTCATGGTTAAGAGTCCTGCGCAATAGATTGACGATCACCAACACGAAGCTGGTCTTCTACTTTCAATATGGCCATAGCTTCTTTATACTTTTCTTGGAAAATTTGCCGTTGATCATTCTTTAAAAATGGCATGGCTTGCAAAAGTGTGCCATACAACATGGCATTAGGCGCGTTTTGCGTAATCCAATTAGTTTGATTAACAGAGTCTAAAGGCTGTAGACGCTCATAAAATAAAACTTGAAATGGGTATGCTTGATCAGGCGTAGGCGATACTAGCCAATGGTCATAGTCGTAATCTGCGTAATACAAAGGGAGGCCAGAAGACCCTCCAGTATTATAGCTAAGTAGATACTCATACTTTCGTAAAAACACAGGAGAAGGCCCACTAGAGCCTGTCACGTTAAATGAAACTGTCTTACGCCAACGTGCAGGTTTAGGTAGTATTGGATTGTTGATGCTCATTGTGCTTTGCACAACTTGCTGCTGCCCTAATGTCTTAATTTGTTGAGCAATTTCAAATTCACAAAGCGTAATGAATGTAGGAATTTGATTAACAACCGAGGCGTCATTCCTCTCCAAATACTGCTCAACAGCTGAGGTCAATGAGTCATAAGTTAGAACAAAGGATGCAGTCATTTTTTAATCACCAAAATGTTGAATTGACCGCCACTTTTTTCCAAATTGGCTATTGTGGCATTATATCATGCAACTTAATCTAGGCGTATACTCTAGTGCCTTGCTTATCAATGATAAGTGCTTGCCGCCTAGGTTTGTCGTCAGGATGATTTGGCACTGAAATATGAGTCCAGCGGTCAAACTCACGTATAACTTGATCAAAGAGCAAGTCACTTGCAATGATGGCCTTAACTACTTCATCAGGAGTCATCCCAGGGACACGCAAATCAGCTGCGCAGCCTACTCTATGTTGGCTGGAGTCTTTTGACCCGACTGCATCATTCACGGCTTTTGACCGAAACGCTGAGTTAACCATGATCGGCTTGCCGCCCAATAGCTCTTTAACTTGCTCCAAAAAGACTGCAAGGCGGACAAGATTTGCTCTTTCAGATTCGTTAGGTTCATT